ACTCCTGCACTAGGTCATCTACTCCCAGAGGTGTTCCACTGTCTGAATAGCGAACTCCACCGTCTTGACCAACTACTTCTACTTCACCCTGATCATTCAAACGAACATTAGATATCAACAGACTTTTGACCTGTTCAGCGTTCACGGCACGATACTTGGCAGCGGCACTGAGTAGGGGAGAATTGACCTTGTATTCACGAATGATCGCGTCCCTTTTTTGGATCTCTTGATCCTTTTTAGCAGCCAACTCCTGCAAGGTTTTTTCAAATTCGCCACGCTTGATCTGTTCTGCCTGTTGTTTCTTTTCCCATTCTGTTTTAATGGTTCTAAGTTCTTCAGGATCACCTAGATCTTCATACTTGGCCATGAACTTCTTTTCAATTTGACTTTTGGTTCTGGCTAAGATAGCGTTGACTTCTTCTTGCGTGAATGTTTTGGTTGCTTGTGCCTGCTGTTCTGTTTCCTGGGCCGCAGTCGCCTCAGTTGTTGCCAATGTTTGTTCTACGGTCATTGTAAACCTCGCCTCCCTTTTAGAGTGTTATAAAGGTTATTTATTAGACTCTGGAGTTATCATAGTATTTTTGAATCTATTTTTTCTTCTTTGCTCTAGATTCACTTGCTTTGATCGCTCGTGCCTGGCGTAAAGCCTGGGATCTGGTTGGATATACCTTACCTGTGGTTCCGTATTGCCATCCTTGACCACCACGAGGACCTCTGGCACGGTGTATGGGCATGTCAATATCTCCCCCGTCCTGGCTTAACAGGCTTCTTTTTCTTCTTGTAGGCTTTCATAATCACGCTCCTTTTAATATTCTTCTTTGTGATACCACCCTAGATTGGCTAGTGCGATATGTTCGTCCTGTGATTGGACCATTCTCTCTTCACCTGTGATGGGATCCTTCATCAAGTGTGGAGTGAATTCATAGTAATCATCTTCTTCTGGAACTGTGTCAGGTTTGATGATGCGTGGATCTCTGATAGCGGCCAATTCATCTTCATCTAGATCTAACCAATCTAGGATCTTCATGTCAATGGCAGCACGAACACGGGGATCAGCGGGGTTAGCCTGGCTAGCAGCCTGTAACTGCTGGATCTCCATCATGGTGTCACGGATATTGAAGTTATCTGGATACTCAATCTCACCAGCCCATTCATAGCCTTGATAGAACGCATACCATTGCCAGATCTGTTCTTCTGCTAGTTCTAGGTTGTCTGCCTTCTCTGACAGTTTTGAATTCAATAATTCAAATTCCTGTTGCTGGGCTACACCACTCATCCTACGGCTTTCAGTGCTTCTAATAGAACCAGTGTTGGCCATCTTGTCAATGGCTTCTGTGACGTGGTTAATGGCTGTGAAGATAGAATTGATATCTGTGCTCACAGTCAACATATATGGCTTTAGTCCAGGGTCCATGTTGTCAGGCATCATGGCCACAGCACCAGCACCTGCTGACATTTCTACATCAGGTGTTTTAACCACAGTGGGATGTCCATTGATGCGTATTGACTGCTCTACTTCTGAAGTGAGGTTGAATATGCTCTTTTGTGCCATGGCGATATCTGAAATGTCTGATATGCCAATGCCTCTAACAGGTGACTTCTGATTGTAGACCAGTATAGCAGGAATCTCACCTATGGTATTAGGCTCAATGATGTGATCAATGACTTCGCGTTTCTGATGATCTACGATCCAAGTGTGGATTTCTGTTAAGGTCCACTCACGGATGGTAGAAACAGTTTCGTTGCCTTCTTCAATGTATTTGAAATATTCTAGATTGTAACGGCCATTGGGCAGTCTGCGCCAGCGCCAGTCTGTTACAGTCAGCGGTGTTACAAGGTTTACATAGGGCCTCACACTCATGGCCAATTCATCACCTTTGGTCAGTGCGCCCACATTAGGCTTAACACATAGAACCCAGCAGTGGCCAAACACTGATGACCAAATAGCACATTCCTTCATAAATGAATCAAATGATCTGCCATCCATGTCAGAGTCTTCTAGGAATTCTTCTAGCATGGGGTCTGTGATCATTGAACCAAACTCACGATCAGGCTCTTCACGGAACAGGAATGAAACATAGGTAGAAATCACTGAACGACAGTGATTTTCAAGGTGCGTGTTATTGAGTCGGGCTTCATATTCCAACGCAGTTTCATTTACATACTTGGTTAGATGATTGCCACGCTGCCACTCAACGCCACCTGAATATGCTTCTAGTAGGAACTGCCAATGGTCACGATTTCTTGTATAGATGTTGGTCACTGACGTAACCATTAGATACTGTTCTGTTAGTGTTTGATTCATTTATGATTTTTCCTTTTAGGCTTCAATTCCGTGCGTCCAACGTCTGCGAGCCATAGGATCAGGTTCTCTTTCACGCTTGACTGGGAAGAGTCCATCTACAAGATAGCCTAAGGCATCCATCATGTGTGAATAATCTGGATTACCGCCTTTTTCAGGTTGGCTAGTGCCTTCCTTATAAACATGACGTTCTAACCCTTCAATAGTATATTTACACTTGGGTGAGATAAACAGGTGTCTAACACCTGTAGATGACTCTAAACGACTGTTGACTGCATTTATTCTATCTCTGACGGGGGTATGCGATCTCTGTGTTTTGACCACGAAGCCTGCGTTCTGCAGGATGATAACATCAGTAATGCCGCCAGCACTGGTTTTTCTTTGGTGTCCTGCTGGATCTGAGTAGCACCAGACTTTTTGACCTGGATATCTGCTCTTAATTTCATCCACTGTTTCTTGGGTGTTACTAGAAAACATTCTGATTTCGTCAATGACATGAAGTGTGTCTCCTACTCTACGGGCTAGGACTGCACTCATAGGATCTATGTTATGATCCATGCCTAGATACAGTATGCCAGTATCAGGGCCTGTGTATTCGCAGACGTTGTGTCGACGATCAAAGGCATAGTATATTCTACCTGAGAATGTTTCAAAGGTAGCCATGTATTCTTGACGGAAGGTGCGTTCATCTAAGTCTCTACGGGCTTGTTCTATTTCTTCTGGGGGCACATTGCCCCCATCTAGTGTGGTAAATTGAAAACTGGCCCAATTTTCAGGATCTTCTAGATAATTTTGATAGAGTTCATAGAACCAATTCATGCCAGCGGGAGTGGTAATGAACAGAGCCTTGCCCTGTTTGTCACTGAGCATGGGACGCAGGACTTCAAACCATGCTTCTGGATGTATCACAGCCGCTTCGTCAATGACCAAACCATCTAGTCCAGCACCACGAAGACTGTCATAACTGTCTGCACCTTTCAGCGAGATCTGACTGCCATTTTTTAAGAGTATGGTCAACTCTGATTCATTGATCTTTGACACCCAGCGTAGATCTACCAACTTCTTTTTGAGTTTTTTCCAGGCGATCATCTTAGCCTGGCGATAACTGGGTGCTAGATACCATACTTCACGGTCGGGTTCACGGGCCCACTGTGCCAGTGTGCGAACTGCTATGTGTGTTTTGCCAAAACGGCGACCTGCACACACACAGACAAATCTACGATCGCATTTAACGATCTCAGTCTGTGCTGGGCTCAGAGGCATCGTCGTCTGTCCATGGTAAAGGTTGTAGTGCTTCAGAGTTTAAAGGAGTATCACTTTGTCCTAGATACTGTTTGCCCAACCATATCAGTAGTGTGGCATTGCCTGATAGTGCTGTGCTGAGTTGGACTGCTCTAAGACGGCGTTTCAATCCTGCGCGACCTTTTGCAAGATAATCCGCAAAGTTGTATCTTAGGGTGTCTTCTTTGATCTGAAACCACTCTGCGATTTCACGATCTGTGCAGCCAATTTCTGCTAGTTTCCACACTTCATCTGGGGGCACTATACGCTGAGTTTTGCCACGACCTACTACGAGACCCTGACGGGTAACTTCTCCCCAGCGAGGATCCTTGCGCTCTTTGTATTCCCATTTAGGATATTTGGTAAGATCTTGTTCTGGTGCTTCTGAAGGTAAATCAGAGGCGACAATAGGTTCTTCTTGACTCATGCCAATATTTATTGCAGCCACAAAAAAGCCCCGTTTAATTCGGGGCTTTGTGAGTTATTTCTTTAACCTATCATATTCTTCAATAGAAATATGATAATATTCTGTAGGATATTTTTTTATCAAGACACTGATCCAACTATTTGCACATTTATAATAATTTGCCGCTTCAAATCTAGAATCAAATATACCATCAGGAGTAACAACTGGTTTTCTTCTTTTCCTTGCATTGATTTTTTGTTTTTCTATCCAATCTTGTGTTTTTGATCTTTTTTGTAATGCTTGAATACTTTTACTTCTAAAAATTGGATCTTTGGATTTTTTTCTATTTGCTTCTGAAACATTCTTTAACCATTCACTATTTCTATTTTCAATCTTAGATTGGTGTTTTTCTTTTACACCTTCTTTGAGCATACCATTATTTGATTTTCTAGATTTTGTCCAATCTTTAGTTAGCAATATCTCATCAGGCAATCCTGGCAGTTCAATGTTGCCCCATTCTTCATTTTGTTGAATAATTTTTTTAGTCATGATTATTTCCACAGTTGTTGCAACATTGTTTTACGAAGTTGTTCATCTGCATTGTGGTGCAGAATGTCAGCAATCTTGATTGCCTGTCTGGGAGTAACTTCTACAAGAATTCGATAATTGGTGCTCATATAATCAGCGGCTACATTGA